TGAAGATGGTTAGCAATTGAGCGCTTAAACAGGCTTATTGCTAATTCTCGTTGCAATGTGAACAAATTTGAGTAGACTTATCCGCTCTTTCGGTCGGTGTGTAGCGCAGCCTGGTAGCGCACTGTCATGGGGTGTCAGGGGTCGTAGGTTCAAATCCTATCACACCGACCAACTTTACCCACCCAAATTCAATAACTTACGCAATTTCCGCAAAATAACAAAATTCAAAGCGTACCCTTTCCGTACCCTTTCCGTACCCTTATACAGTAGTTTGAAACAGGCACAAAAAAGACGCTTAAAGCGCCTTCTGATTATTAAAATTTGCAAGATTTCTTAGCAGCATTTATTTCTTCTTTTGAATAGCCGTTATTATCTGCCCACTTTTTGAATAGAACCCAGTGCTTTCTGGCCTCTATATTACTCATTTCATCAGGCGTATCGTCATAGTACTTTTGCAGTCTTTCAATGAGTTTAATCTCCCTCTCATCAACATACCATCGACCAAAATATAACTCTTCAAACTTATCGCTATTCATATTCAACCTATATTCAATTCAGCAGCTGGAACACGAACCCATTCAACATGGTTCTCTTTGTAAATCTTTGTCGATTTTGCATCGCTGTGCGCGGCTCTTGATTGCGGATCAACGCCAGCTTTATCAAACAGGTGAATAGATAGCGCACGAATTTCGTGAAAAGTGGGGCGCTCATCTTTTTCTAGGTTCGCAGCGATTCCAAGCGAATCACGCAACTTTGAAAACTCACGGCTTATTTGTTTGCTTGAAACTTGGAAAGGATGATCACACCCTTCACCTATTTGGTCACGATAACGGCCAACCCGGTTAACAATGTAAGGGCATAGCAACCCTTTACTTTCATCAATAACCTTTTGCAGTTCAGCGGTTACTGGTATCTCAACCCGCGATGCTTCTTTATGCTGCACCTTTTGACGGTGAATACGAATATGCCCGTCTTTTACATCACGGTATTTCATGCGGCTTACTTCAAGCGTTGCATGTGTGGTTTGCAGCGATAAGCGCATTGCAATGTTTAGCCAGTGCAAATTTGTATCGGTGGCACTGGCCGCCAGCATCTTTTTGAAATCTTCCAACTTTAACCGTTGGCGCTTTTTCTTCTCTTTCGTGCGAGTAAGCTTTTGCTCGGCAAAATTCACTTTCATAGCCGATTCATCTACCAGGTACTTAAATATTTTGCGCAAGAACCCAAGCTTTCTGTTGTAAACGTTATTACTTTTGCCATCTGCAGCAAGCGCTAAGAAGTCGTTAACCGTTTCTAGCGTAATCGACTTAGAATAAACACCACCAAAATGCTCGAGTAAAAATTCATAATTGCTTTCGAACTGTTGCTTTGCATTGGCGCCTAAAGGCGTATCGTCTAATATGCGCCTTTTAACTTTTGGTAACCAGTAATCAAGCGGTTGGTTATACTTATCTTCACGCTGCATGCGTAGCTTTTCTGGTGAACGGAGTTCCATATTAAAAGTAAGTGTAGCTTGTATGGCATCCCTTCTTTTAGTGCCAATAGGGAAATAGAAATCTTTGCCATTGGGGTAACGAAAGCGGAAGCGCTCAACGCCCCTCACTTCCTTTACAACTAACCCAGTTGGTAAGTCACTATTTTTAATATTTCTTCTTCGCGGTGCCATTTACTACGCTGCCTTTTGCTTTGCTCTCATCATATCAACCAAGCTTTGTACGTTAGATTGATTGGTTTCTTCCATAAATATAGCCATTCTTCCCGTTGGCGTGGTTTCAACGCGAGAAACACCTTTAAGTTTTTTACCCGCGTTGATCCAATTGCGAACCGTTCTTGAAGTCACTGAGCCGCCCCATACTTCATCGGCATATTCTTGGGGGGTTAGTGCTTTCACGCTGCTTCCCCCTTCAATACACTTTCAAGATAAACGATGCGCTCATTTGCCTTTTCTATCTCGTCTGTTAACTGTGCATTCATTTCGCGTTCACTCTCTAAAGCTTCATTTCTAGCAATAAGAGTCTCACGGTCATACTCAGCAAGCTTATTTGAGTAAATCGAGCACTGTTTGATCTTTGACTCGCAAAGATTTTTTAGTGCAAAAAATTGCTTCTTCAAATCATCATAGTTATCTGCTGGTTTAGCTTTAAGTGAGTTCGGATTTAGCATCACTCTTGCTCCTTGAGTAGTTGTTTTACTTTTTCATACCACGATTCAATCTCTTCTGCTTTTGCAGCTGATACAGGTGAGCTTGGTGCGTAAAACAATGCTTTCAATAAAAGGCCGCCGTCTGAGTTTTCTAGCGAATTTACTTTATTCTTGAGCTCCGCAACTTTCCTTTCAAGCTGGTGATTCCTATCGATAACAGAAACATTTTGACGCATACGAACGTGAGCTCGTTCGCACAGCCCGTGTATCTCAGTGTTATCGGTTAGGTGCTTAACTCGAATAAACTCATCAAGTAGAAGGTCGTTTTGGTCAGTTGATAAAGTAAGCTCTTTCTCCAACTCCTTACAACGCTGCTGATACTCGTGCGACTCGTTAGCAAGTTTAACGTTGTATGATTCAAGTTCAGCAATGCGCTCATCAGCCTTATTCAACTCAGATGTTAATTGAGCATTCATTTCTCGCTCACTATTTAAGGCTTCGTTTCTAGCAATTACTGATTCCCTGTCATACTCAGCCAGCTTTTTAGCGTAATTCGAGCATTGTTTCATCTTTGACTCACAAAGTTTTTTGAGTGCAAAAAACTGTCTTTTTAAGTCATCGTAATTTTCGGCTGGTACAGCTTTCAAATCATTAGGTACAAGCATCACTTTTGCTCCTTGCGTAGTTGTTCTGCTTCATCTGTTAACTCTCTTGCATAAAACATCGCCCAGTTATAACAGCTAGAGCCTTTGCTTCTGCATTCAAGCTGTGGCGGCATTTCAGACGCTTTTTTAATCCACTTGTCTTTGATTGTTAAGATAGCCTCTTGCTTCTTCTCTATGGCGAATTTGTTTAGCAGTGCTTTTGACTCTGTATTGTCAATCTCGAAAAGCCTTTCTATTGCTGCGCCCATATCCATATCGGTTAGCTCACAACATGCTTCAACGTTAGCGGCTAATTCTAGGTTTACTTCCTCCAACTCCCTCGCACGCTCATTAGCCTTTGCTAGTTCACCTTGACAATCTTGAAAAGCATCAAACAACTGATTGTAGGTTTTATTTAAAAGCTGAATTTCTTCAATGGCGCTTTCAAATAGCTGCCCAAGTGCATTAGCACCTTGCTTTCTGTGAAGCCTCGCTTGTACGCGAAGCATGTCTTGTAAATCACTCACGCCACTCTCCCCATTTGTGCTTCATCTTTAATCGACATAACCAGCTTTTGGGTAAAACCTCGCGTTCTGCTGATTTGCGCTGCTATCTGCATGGTTGTGTAATTATGCTCAACCATGCTTTGAACTTTACCCACTAGCTGTGCGGTGGCGTAGTGGGGCTTACCGTTAACGAATATCTGGCGCTTCATGCTGCTTCTACCTCTCGATAATCCTGTGACCAATTTATTTGTTTGAAGTGTTGCAGTAAGTGCTGATGGCACTCTGAAATTAAAGCTTCAACATCATCAACCTTTACGGTTTTCATGCACTCTCTTTCACTATCCCAGCCAGTAGGAATGCCTTTTGATAGCATGAAATCTCGTGCTGAAATGAAAGCTTGCTCAGCTTGCTTGGTGTTCAACATGAATGTGCAGTTATGATGAGACCAAATAAGAACCTCATCGTCGATGAGTTCAATAATTCGCTTTCGTAGTTGCTGAGGGCCAATCTCATCAGTGATTTTTTTGCGCTCGACAATATGAATGCTTGAACTTTGCATATACCAATCTTCTCTACAAACACCAATACCGCCGCCGATATATCTATGAAGAACGCCAGAAGAAAGTTTCTTAAGCTGTGCCAGCCAAATTTTGTAAATCAATGCATCGTGTGAAAGTTTCATGCTGCTTCTACCTCATCGCGATGAGTAGCTTCAGCCAACTTCTGATAAATAGCAGAAACATACTTAGCCTGGTGAATGGCATCGGCTAGGGCGTTATGCTTATCACCTTCAAACGGCATGTCTTTCTTAGGGTCGAAATTAAGAAGCTTGCGGCCTAACTCAACAATGGTTCGTACATCCATATCGCCAGCGTAAGACCAAGGCTTTTGAAGCTTCAGCTGCTTGTATGCGTTGGCAATAATTACGTTGTCGAATGTGCACCCGTTGCCCCATACGCGAATATCAGCAAAAGAGCATAGGGCTTCACCAATGAAAAATATGCTAAACCTGCGTAACGCTTCACTCAAGCCAACGCTATCATTGTGATTAATCTCAGCGCGTGCTTCATCGCTTTGACCTAGCCACCATGCAACTGTGCTTGCGTCCAGTTCGCCATACTTGGCAGCGCTCTCTAGCCAAATGCGCTCGTAGAATTGCTCACCTAACTCACCAGTAAGAGGATTGAAGAATACCGCACCGATTGACACGATAGCGGCGTTTGAGCCTTTGCCCATTGTTTCTAGGTCTAACATAATGTTGTTCATGTTTTATCCTTAGCCACCGAAGGGGCTCTTAAAGTGATTAAGCGGCTTTAGGTGTGGGGTTTGTGTCTTCGCTACCTTTTTTGAAGAACTCAACTAACGCAGTTGTAATACCACTTAAAATCTCTAGGCAAGCTTCTTCTTCAGCGGCTTCAATTTCATCGTCTGAATACATGCTATCGTCAAATTCGTATTCAGTTTTTATGGACTTTATTTTGAAGTCATCTGTTAAATCAAAACTAAGCCCATCACGTTTAAGGCGAACGCGGTTTACTTGATAACACGATTCAATTAGGTCCTTTACATGCTCAAGAGTGTAATCACATTTGAATTGAACGGTTTCGCCATCAGCGTTCTTCAGGTGAAGTTTGTCAGCATAACTAAACCCATCAAAGCCAAGCTCTCTGGTGTTGACAATGCACTCTAATATGTTTGTAGTTAGGCAGTTAGATACACCCGAAACGTGGAGCGTGGTAGTTTCAATGGACTTCAGCATGTGACAGATGATGCCTATTGCTCTTGATGCGAGATCCCTCTTGGCGGTATCGACAATAAAGCGGTTCGTTGCTTGGTGGTAGTACCCATAAAAAGTGGTCACTTTTGTCATTGCAGTTTTAACCAATTCTGCAACTACAATCTCCCTTACTTCAGCAACTTCTTTTTTGGATAAATCTCGCCCGAATTTCCGTGCCATTTCAGAGACTTTTTTATCAACTTGCTTTTTCACCGCAGCGCTAGGCATTACTTTCTCTTCAAAAGTGAAGCTAATTCGATAGCCGTTTGCCAACTTGGTAACTGAATTAAGGCCGCTAAAACCGAAAGTGGAGAAATCATCTTCTTTACACTCTTTGAACAAGTATTCTGAACCGGCTATTGCTGTCTGAATGTCGTTTACGCTTGGTAGTGTTGTTGTGAAAATATGTACGTTTTTCATAAAATTCTTTACCTTTTAGTAAGAAAAGTTACAGAGGTGGCCTAAGCCACCTTCTTCAAGTTGTTAGCCTTAACCGATTCAACGAACTGGCGTAGGTCATTTGCGTAAGGCTTGTTGGCTTCTTCAACTAGCTTGGCTAGCTGATCCATAGCGTTAAGCTCCATTATTCCGTATTGGCGCGTTGGTGCTTGTTCTTGTCGAACCATGCTAGGCGCTGTCTTCGCTTGCGGTTCTGGCTGAACTTCTTCTTTTGGCTCATTGGTGGTTGCTTCCTGTGCTAACTGGTTTGTTGCTGCCATGTACTGCTTGTTGCTTTCTGCCTCTACATCAAAACGGGCTTTCTCTTCCGCATCACGCTTGGCTTGCTCTTCTGCTCGCGCTTTCGCTTCAGCTTCACGTTGTAGTTTCGCTTGCTCTTCTTGGCGAATGCGTTCACGTTCTGCATCTTCTTTGGCTTTTTGTTCAGCCTGATAGGTAGCAATGCGAGCCGTTACCAACGTCTTGAAGTCCTCAGTTGCTTTGAAAGCAATTTTGGCCCAGTCGTTAAAGAGGAAGTCATAACCTTGCGCTTGGGTAGAAAGGTGTAGGGCATTGCCCATAGCCAGTTCAACAAACTCATTGATTTGAATTTTTGCTTTCGCTACTTCGGTGTCAGCAGCGTCTTGAAGTGACTCGATTGTGCGTTTGCCTTTCATGGCACCGGCTGGGTTAAAGTCTATGTTAGGTAGCTTGGCATTAACTTTTGCCATCGCTTCGTTAAGCGCCTTTGAAGCTTCCTGATTAGCCTTGTTAAGAATCTCTTCGCGCAATTCTTCTTTACGCGCTTTGATTTGCTTGCCTTCAGCTAGTCGCGCCTGGCGAATCTGTTCAGAGATAAAACGCATGTCTTTTACAAAGGTATCGATTGAATCAATCTCACCCATAACGCGATCACATGCGTCCTTAATGTCTTTCTCCGCTTTGGTGAAAACCTTTTGACGCGCTTCGGCATCGGCAAAGTCTTGATCTGTTTCAAGTGGCTTTTCAGATAGCGCTACAAGGTCAGTGGCAGCTTGTTTGTAAGCTTCTAGGTTTGACTCTAGTGCTAAGCCATTCATTTTGTAGTTGATGGCTGGCAATTCGCGTACTGGCTCTGCTTCTACCTTTTCTACTTTTTCAGTAGGAACGTATGCCTCTAGGTCTGCTTTAAACTGCTTCCAGCCGTTGATAACTTGCGCACGGCGCTCTGGTTGTGACTCGTACCACACTTGTTCGCGCTTCTCTTCGGTGCCATCAGTTACCGTGAATAGAATCTTTTCCGCGCCGCTAACGAGCATTTGCTGCTCAAGTTGAGGCCAATGCGTATCGGGAACTATGCCGTTGCTGACCATTTCAGCAAATTCAGCATTCCACATTTTGCATTCCCAACCGCGATCGCCCATCATGGTTAGGCCATCCATAGAAGCTAGAAGCTTTAAACCTTCAATTTCGTTTGTGATAGTTGCTGGGTAAAGTTCTTCACCTATATAGGCTTCAGCAACGGGTCGCGCTAACTCTTCAACTTCATGTCCTTTATCGAATAGGCGCTGTTGCTGTTCGGTCACTTCTGGCGTTACGCCTGTCGCTTTCTGTTCAAGTAGCTCGCTGCGCTTGGTGTATTTACTCAGGCCAAGCATTGCTGATGCTTCGCTTGCTGTGAAGTAGTTCTTGCGAACTTCTAGCCATTGTTTTGAACCCTGCACAAGGTCAGTCAAGAAATTCATAATTACGCTTCCTCTGCTACGTCTACGATGGTTTCAATTTGCTCACGGATTTGCTGTGGCAAGTCATACTTGCTCGATACCATGGCAATGATTTTTTCAGGCGTTGCTTTGCCTGCACTGATTGCATTGGCCCAAGAGTTAGCGTTCTCTTTGAACTGCTCTTGCGTGTAAACGGGTAGGGCTGGCTTGCTTTCAACTTGTGGCGCGGATTGCTGTGGCGTTATGTCACGCCCAACTCTGTCTATGTCTTCAGCTTCTTCACGAGTCACCAAGCCTGCTAGCGCATCTGCGAATTGGTTACGCAAAGCAAACCCACGCGCTCGCATTGCAAGCATTCTTTTAGGGTGCTGCTTCCATGGGCCTTGCTTGCCCCATAATCCTGCTACTTCTGCATCTTTCTGGCTGTAATCCTGAGTGTGCTTCTCGCCGCCTTTACGCCATACAGTGCAAGTTGCTGTTATAGTGCTTTCATCAAAGCTTTCACTAATGCCGCCAAATGCCGGAGAATTTTGAACAAGTGCCAATAGGGCATCACCGTAAATGGAGGGCTTACCATTTATAACCGCTATGTTTTGAATTGACTGAAGTGGGTTAAGTCCAAGCTCGTGACCCATCATCATTGCAACAAGCGTGTCTTCTGGCTTGTTCATGTAATTTTTAGGTGCAAGCTGGCTGCGGCATATCATGTTTGCCAATTGCATTGCTTGATCTAAATTCTGCGGTGCCAGGTCGAAACCTGTTTTAGTTTTTAATTGATTACCCATGATTACTTGCTCCTTTAATACTTTTCACTAAACCGATTACTTTTACTTTCCATCCGTCAGGGCGGTTAACGACCATTGCGTGAAGCCCCAATGTTTTCCACATGCGCTTTTCAGCTAGCGCCTTGTGATACTCTTTGTAAGTCACGAAAATCACGCTGCTGCTCCTTTAAAAAAGCCATCCTTGGCAATCGAGGATGAAGCGGGGAAAACAGGAACGCCGATTGACTTAACTTCATTCCAAAAGTCACTGGCGGTTTCTGCTGGCAATTCGACATAAAGCTTTTGATTCATGCCATCGTACAAATCAAAATCAGTTTCCGAATTAAAATGAATCTTGGTGAAGTACAGAAAAGACTTTTCACCGGTAACACTTGGAATAGCCAGGCTGTAACGCCCTGGCTGTTTGGCGTTTTCTTGAATGCTTGATGCTAGTTTATTCATCGTTTATCATCCTCGTTGCTGGGGCTGCTCTGTCGTCCAAAACTTCGCAGCCGTGGTGTGTGCCCCTACGGGGGCGCTGTTTAAAATAGTCTCGTTTGCAAATGCGATGTGCTGGCCGTTGCTTTCACAGTTTTCACAACCGCTGGAGCAACGTTTAAATCCCGCGTATTCCACTTTTCAACAGATAGCTCCCGCCAGTTTTTGTCCTTGTCGGTAAAGCTAAGGTGCATATTGCAAGGGCAGTCGGGGCAATCAATCCACACATTTATGAGTGTTGAAACAAGGCTGGGTCTTACGTGATGAATATCTTTTAACTCAACACTTTCTGAACCGCAGAACGGGCACGGCTTAAGCTCTTGGTTTTTATTAAGCTGGCTCATGGTTATTCCTTACTTACGTTCGTTAAAATCAATCCCATTCACCGACTTCACAACGCAAAAGCATGCGTAGCAGTAGCCAATGAAAAGGGTGGTTAAAGTTGCGGTTATCATTCGTCGCTATCGCCTTGGCCTGCTCGGATGAATGCGCCAACGAAGAACGCAAAACCAAAACCCACAACAAGCCAAACTAAAAGACAAATAAAAGTAATCATGCTACGGCCTCATCAAGTTCAGCTTCGAAAATGGCTGTGCGAACTTTTTCAAGAATTGAATAAACATCTTCAATATCGCTTTTGGTGAAGTAGTTAGCTTTAAGCGCTTCTTCACCGATGATATTGAACATGCGGTTAAGGTTTTTAAGTTCCATTTCAGTAAGGTGCACTGGGAACTCTTGTGAATTCGAATCGCTCACGCTGCCAACTCCTTTTCGTAAGGTAAGAAGTTAACCAGTTCGTAACCATCAGGGGCGCGGTTGAAAGTGGTTAGCGCATTATTTAAAGCGCTTGTTACCTCTGAGGGCAGGGTTACAGGTACGTCTGATTGCTCGTCTAGGCATACCGTAACGCTTTGGTTGGGTGTGGTTACTGAAGACCAAGTGAATAACTTCCCTTCCATTACTTTTACAGTCATTTCATAAACTATTTGAGACTTTTGAAAGCTCATTAAATCTTTGAATGTTGTAGACATGATTTATCCTCAATTTGCATATTGTTAAGTTAGGCTAACTTAACAATTATGTCAAACAAAAAGTTAGGTTAACTGAACTATTTTTTCGCAGGCATAAAAAAACCGCCGATTGGCGGTCTTGGAGACTGAGGATGGTTAAACTAAAAAGTTATTTATTTTTTTCAACCTCTTCGATGAATTTCTTGAGCTTTAGTTTTGAGTATTCAGTTGAGCCGATTTTCTCAATGTTAAATGATATATCCTCATAACCATCGCTGCTGTATATTCGTATTTTGCAGTCATCTGCATTAACCATACTTTTAAGGTAATCAAGCGGCATTGCTACATATGCTGTGCTAGTAGTGTAGATGACCTTGGTGATCTCGTTGTAGTCGGATCTATTGCGATAAGTTCTACCAGCATCAAAATCTGTTATCTCGCCATTTATGCTTACAGAAATTTTTTCATAAGAAGTAAATGAGTCTCCTGAGCTGCTGTCAGAGTTATAAATCAGTTTCAGTGATACTGCGTCAGGATTTCCACTTGCCCACTTAGCCCCGAATTGCGTATTTACGCCACCACTACTTGAATAGTTGTGAGACTGGGATAACTCAACAAGTTTCTCTCCGCTAAATTCGGAAATTTCAGTACTGACTTGGCCCACTCCAGCTATCTTGTCTAAAGTGCTAACGCACCCAGCACTCATATACAACATTACCGAAGTTATTAATATTTTCTTCATTTTCATCCTATTTCCATATACTTGTATGCCAGAATACACGGCCGACAATAACTATGTTTGAAACTTCTTTATCATAATATTTCTCATCGGGGTGCTCTTCCGAATTGAAACTATTTATTCTCAACCCACCACCTGGTAATCGATATAACCTTTTTATTCTCAGCATTCCATCGTGATTAATAGCGTAAACGTTACCATCAACAATTTTTTTGTCGAAGGTGTCTACCCCTACAACATCACCGTCAAATAGCCTTGGCTCCATACTATTGCCTGAAACTTTAACACATGCGGCTGCGTTCGCTTCAACACCGCACCTGCGCAAAGTGGATTTTGAAAATCTCAGTTTCGGCCCTCGTATTTCCAAACTATGTTCACCACCAATCCCTGCTGCCAATTCTACTTCCATGAAAAAAGGAACCTCTACTTCATCTTCATCGAGTGGTGTCTCGCTGTCCCACGCGTCGATATGACCGAAATACTCTGCGTTATTTTCTATCGTTGTGATTTTTAATCTTTCTGGTGCAGTGCTTTCTGAGCCTTCTAACAGCCACTCAGGATCGCACTTGAGCGCTTTCGATAACTCCATAATAAACCTAGTAGGGCTGTCTTTACCACTAAACCAATTACTAACAGATGCTTTACTTGCTCCCGTTTTTTCGGCGATATCCTTTTGCTTGAGATTAAGCTCTCTAGCCCTTCTTGTTATTCGGTCACTTATGTTGGCAAAACTCATGCACAAACCTTATTAAATTTGCATACCTGAACTATATAAACTTTTCTGTTAACTATTCTTGACTTATTGAAGTTAGGTAAACTAAACTTAAGTCAAATTGGTTAGGTGAAGTTAATAATGGTCAAGAAAGAAGTTATTAAATATTTCGGAAGTTGCACTGCAGTAGCTGAAAAGCTGGGAGTTTCAAAAAGCTCAGTATCCCAATGGGGTGAAACTGTTCCGTTACTTCGCGCTTACCAGCTTGAAAAGATTACGGGCGGCAAGCTCAAAGTTGAAGAAGTCGAACTTAGTAAAGCCAGTTAATACGGAGATAAAGGCTATGTACGCAGACCCAAGAAAAATCAAAAAGAACGAAGTAAAAGTTCGTTTAGATGATGACGTTAATGACTTGCTTGAAGCGCTGGTAAAAAACACTGGCGGGCAAAAAGCGGTAATTGTTCGTGACATTTTCATGCGTGGCCTAAAAGAGTCTGTTTCGTTTGGAAGCAAAGAGCGTACAGCAGCTTAAAACATTAACGAAGAACCCAAGGAGGGTTCATTCAAGACTTTTTAAGGCCCTCAATAATGACCGAAGAAAAAATAGAGCTCAGTAACGAAGAATTAGAACTACTACAAAAACATGCAGACGAGCTTGGCGTAAGTCTAGAGGAAGCAGCGCAACGAGCAATGCTTGAAGGTCTTGGATCTGTATTAACCGACATTTGCCCATCATCAATGGCTATGAAGAAGATTTTGAGGGACTCAAAAGCCCCTAATAAGTAAGGAGCAAGCAGCATGAGCAAAGTAATCACATTCCCAAAACACAAATCAGCGCCCAAGCCTTCGTTCGTTCCCGATAGGGATGCAGCGTAATGCGTTCGCCGTTCGTGTGGTGGTGTAAGCGTCAGTGTCAGAGCTTCAGGCATCTATTTAAAACCGACTGGCAGTTTCGCTTATCGGTCATTGTTTTACCCATTGTGATTACCGTAATGGTGCTAATGGCAAATAACAGCTATTGGCTGAATAGGTTCCTGCAACCCTGAGTGTTTTGCCTACGCGGTTTGTAGGCGTTTTTTATTAGCGTTTTTGCCCTGTGCCGAGGTGATAAAACGATGTTGGCTTTGAATTAGTCACGCGTAAAGGCCGCTAGAGGACGTTATCAGGATAGAGCGCTAATCAAAAATCAACCCAAAGGAAAGAAGATGAACGACAACGATATTGAAAGTGAAATTCAGGAAAAGGGCTTAACTGCGCCACGCGTAACACCTGAAATCATTGAAAGCAAAATCAAAGCAGAGCAATACCACGTTTTCCCCGGCACGACATTTACCGCTTGTCTTTTGACCCTTGAAAACGGCTTTACTGTGCTTGGTGAGTCAGCTTGTGCTAGCCCTGAAAACTTTGATGCAGAGATAGGGCGAAAGATTGCGCGTGATAATGCCAAAAACAAAATTTGGGCGCTTGAAGGCTATTTGCTGAAAGAGCAATTAAGCAAGTAATTCTAAGCAGTAAGCGTTTGATGTTGCGCTTTAAACGTCCTGAATGTACCGCCTGAGCAATCCTCTTCCGTGTTGCGAGGACATTTAGATAAACGAAGCAGAAGCCATAAGAGTGTTGGGCTACTCGGACATGGTTAGCGACCTTAGCTAGCGGCGAAAGACAAAGGTGACACTTGGAGAGACAAGGCGTTTTGAGTTTAGTTTTGGACTCGGTAAAAGCAATCATATTCACCTTACGAGGGGCTTGGTTGCACAGAACTAAACATCAAAGCGTTATGCGGATTGCACAAATGCGGTCGGCGCTTTAACTGGGTGACGCAGTATATCGGTCTGATGCTTACGGAATAACGAGGTAGCGCCGTAAGTGCCGATCCTACCTAGTCGGTAAGGCGTGAAGCGCTAATCACGTTAACCCCGACCAAGCAGGCTGGGAGGTCTGTTACACCAATAAAAAACCCCGCTAGCCGACGAAAGCAAATGCGGGGTTTGTAGAACTAACTACAGGAAAGAGTATGAATCAAGAACAAAAAAAATACAAACCTTTTGAAGAATGCGACCAAGAGGCTGCCGCACACATTGAAAGCGTATTGGATTTAATTAGTCCGGGGGGATCCGATCCTATTATAAACGCTCGCGCTGATACTTACACAAATGTAATTGAGCGAGTTCAGCCAGAGAACCTTAGCTTTAATGGTTACATCTACGCTTTAACTAACGAGTGCATGCCTGGATTACTAAAAATAGGCTGTACAACTCGAACGCTAGAGCAAAGAGTCAAAGAAATATCTAACGCTACTGGGGTTCCTTCTCCATTTAAAGTTGCTTCTTCCTATTATTCTCATAACTGCCTTTCTGATGAAAATTTAATTCATGAGCACTTTAAAGAAAGTCGAGTTAATGAAGGTAGGGAGTTTTTTAGAGCCACTATTGATGAATTTAATGACATTTGCAGTGATTTTTTAAACGGCGTTTTTCAAGGTAGTTGTCGCCTGAGCTGTTAAGCTGCTTCTTTTTTATTCTCCGGATTTAGCTCTACGCTTCCGATCTTATCCCAGTTTCTGGTTTCACCAGACCAACGACTTGGATTTCTCACTTTTGCCTCGGCA